AGGATTGTCTTTCCGCTTCCTGCGGAGATACCGCGTATTCTCTGGCATATGCAGACAAATCCTCTTTCTGTTCAGGCTCACGAACATATTGAGGCCCTATGTTCTCACGATTTTGAATTGATTCTGTGTTCTCGGCAATGGTTGGAGACGTTATCCCTTCCCGAGCTGCATTCTCCGGCTGGTTCTGAATGGTACTAAATTCTGTTCTATCCTCTCCGCCTTTTTCGTTTGCCTGAATAGTTCTCTCCGTACTCCTCTCCTGAGCATCTCCATCGGATACGTTTCCGGCAATGAGAGGTGTGTTTTCAACAGGATCTGTTACGCCCTCTATCATTCGCTGTGCCGTGTTTTCCAGTGCTGCTGCCTGTTGTTCTTTTACCTGCTGCCGCGCCGTATTCTCTTCCGGGAGAATATCCGGAATCGTTTGGGATGCTGTTGTCTGTTCTTCCTGAAGCAGGCTCTCCTGCGGCACCGCCTTTTGCCGGGCGTATTCCTGGGCGGCGTTTCTTTGCAAAATATTGCCAAGTGCCTGTGCACCTCCGCCCATAATCACACCGGATGTCGCCCCGCCAAGAGCCGCCAGCCCTACACTTCCAGCGATGTCTGCATACGCTTTTTGTTTCGCCTCTTCGTCACTCAATCCAAGACTTTTATAGTATCTGACCGACGTATCATAGTTAGATTTGTCGCCCATGATTATTTTATCGCTGATACTATTCATAATCTCGGTAGCCGCCTCTTCGGACCCCTCCGAGATTCCTTGTTTCACAAGGTTGGTAAGAACGGTCCTCGCGCCTTTACCAGGTACTTCTTTCAGGGCTTTCAATTTTCCAAGGCTGAACGCTTCTCCTGCACCCTCTGCCGTGCCCTGTGCTGCGCCCTGTGCCAGCGCCTGGGTACCGGTTGCCCCTCGCTCCGCCGCATCCACATAGGCATCCGTCGCCGCACTTCCACCGGCTACCGCCGCATTAAGCGGTCCGAGTGGAAGACGAGACATTGCCTGCGTGATGGAAAGACCCGTATCGATGGCAAAATCCCTGACCGGCGTGCCTCCAATCGCATCTTTAATGCCCTGGTTGGATGCATTCATGATCGCATTGCCCGAAAATGCCTCGTTATTCGTATCGACCGGAGTGTTCCTTCTCTTATACTCTTCCAGAATATTTTTATATTCATCGGTCGATTCCGCATTCATCAATGCTTTGATTTCTTTCGCCTTATCTATCCCCATCTTGGTTGCTGCATAGATATATCCTTTCGGGCTTTCCAGAGCTCCCACAGAATTGTATGCAATACCCGCAGCAATGTTTCTCTTCGACGCATCTCTGACATTCTTTGTTTCATCATCTCTAAGCCTTGCAGCTGTTACATCTCCAAGGCTCTGCTCAAACTCTCTCGCTGTCTCCTTCCCATACTTTCCGAGCAGATAATTATACATATCTTTCTCATCAGCATTCAGGAACTCTGCACGGCCATCCGGTGAACCGAATCCCCTTACTTTGGCTGCCATTTTTAAATTTCCGATAAAACCGTCTGAATATCCCTGTGCGCTCTGGCTTCCTTTCCTTACATAGTCTTTATATCCAGGATCTTTCTGTGCCTGCACATACGAAATATTTCCCTGCTTTCCGGAATATGTAAGCCGCGATGATGCTTTGGTCTCCGCTGGCTGCTTCGTCTTTGTGGCTGCATATTCTCTAGCATAATTAGTCGAATGCTTTTTCAAATATTCACTTGGTGCCATCGTTTCATTCGGCATGAAGCGGTAACCATCAAGATATTTTTGCCGTTCTCTTCTCCCTTCCTCCAGTTGACGTTCTTTCATACTATTTTTGCTTCCAGTGCTTTTATATGATAACTCAGAATTATCCGAAGAAGTTTCTCTTGACGAAATCCCCATTTCGTCAAAATATTTTTGCCGTTCCCTCCTTCCTTCTTCCAACTGGCGTTCTTTCATGGTTTTTTGACTTTTACTACTCATTTAACCTTCTCCCATCTCTTTTTCCACTCTTCTGCCTTCTTCTCGTTTTTAGCACTCTCTTCCGTGTGTACTTTATTCGAATTTGTTGTCAGACCTGTGGAAAGCACCTTTTTAACCTTTTCTGCCGCATCTGGACCGAGCGCCTCCATCTGTCTCTGATCCTTATACATATCCACCAGTCCATCTTTTTCAAGGCTGTTCATGATTTCATCTGCTGTCTTCTGTCCTTTTTCGTTCAATGCTGAAATATAAATATCATGCGCTTCCTGCCATCCAATTGTATTTGTATTTCTCGACGAACTAGATTTCTTTTTTGAAGATGATCTAGATGATCTACCCCGACCTCCGCCAGAACTTGCCGCCGCCTGTCTCCTTAACGCCATCTCAGCTTCCCAGTTCGCCTGCTCCTGTGCTGCCTGCTGCTTCTGGAATGCAAATTCCTGCGCCCATTGGTCTGCTGCCACACGGTCCTGATACTCACCGTAATCATATCCATATTCCTGATTGTACCGACCGTTATAATAGTTCAGATCGTTATAGTAATCGTTGACGCCATCCCTATAACGCTGGTAATCTGTATTGTCCAGACCTGTCACTACATTCATCTGGTTGTACAGATTCTGTCCTTCATCCGCATAACGCTGGTATGCCCGATCGTAGAAGTCCAGAGCCTTATTGTTTAATTGAGCAACATAATTGTCATACGCCTGCTGCCCTGCTGCCGACGCGTATGTATTCCCATATCCGCCGGTCAGCGCCGCCGCATTCCCCATCGTATCGCGCATAGCAAGGTTTCCCTGGCGCATATACTGATCGCGGTACATTTTATAGAGATCGTCATTCGTCATATCTTCGGCAGTATAGGAGAACTTCGGGCGGTTCAGGATATTGTCCAGGATATCCGAAATCTGACCTTCGTATTTGCTTTCAAACTCGTCCGGTTTGTTCCGTTCCAGTTTTCTCGTCTTTTCATAATATTCATTCACCCTGTCAGAGCGCTGGTAGACCGGTTTTGCTTCTGTTCCTCCGGATGCAGAGCCGGATGCGGTTGTCACTCCGGCTGTGACGTTGTTCGATGGTGCTGCATTAGCCAATTCCTGCGCTTTGGCCGCTGTGCTATTGGTCGGCTGAGCACCGCCCTGCAGCATTCTGAGGAGTTTCGTGTTCTGGCTTGCTGAACCTGAATATCCAGACATCCCATACTCCTCGGCAAGCTTCCGTCTG